TCAGCAGCTGCGACGGCCTCTTTTTGTGCAGCAATCTGTTTCTGCAGGATCTCGGATTTTTTGGTCAGGTACTCCTGCGCGTCGCCGGTCTTCTTAAACTGGGACTCTGCCAGCTTTAATTCGGAGTCAAGGACTTTCAGACTGTTGGCGGCTTCCTTCATCGCACTGCGATATTGCTGTTCACCTTCCATCGACAGCCTGGTCTTGATCTCATGCTTTGCCATTAGTCCTCACCTCCGTTATTTCCGAATTTTCGTTTGATACCATGCTGCTGATCGTCATAGTCTCGCCGGGTGATGTAACAGTCACAGATCAGCCCGGGAGCCATGTGCTGCATCTCGGTATACCCGATGCCGGCGATCAGCCCATAGGCCAGGATCGTCCGGTACAGCAGGCCGGTTTTCTTCCCTTCTGCCCGGTCCAGATCTTCCAGGGTGACGTCCACGACTCTGCTGGCTTGGCCCTGGTTGTGATCCATGTGCATCCAGTCGTCCAGGGTCATGAGCAGGTCCGCGCTTAACTGGATGATTTGCTTGAGCCCGATCTGCTGGGCCACCTCGACCTCGGACATGGGTGCCGGTGTAGCGTCGATCTGGGCCGCGTACCGGATCATGATGTCAGCTAGGAGAAAGATCGTTTTGACATCGGTCTCCTGCAACTTGTCGGTAACCTCTTGCAGGGATCCGATAACCTCCTCCGTCTCCTCAAGAGCGGAAAGAGGAAAAGCGAGCGCCACACGACGCTCGCCTATTTCTGAATAGTGTTTTTTCATGCGGGATCACCCCGCATCAGCCGCCCGAAGCGATGCCGGCCTTGTTGTCAAGCCAAGCCTCCGCAGCCGCAGGAGTGTCGAAGCTCTTGTAACCCCAAAAATGAATCTTGCCATCGCTGGAGTTGTTGACGCCCATGCCGGTGCCCGTGAGGGACGGGGTTTTCCAGTCAATATTCTCGCCCTTGGTTTCGGTTTCATCGCCATTCCGGCTCAACTGGACCTTGTGGTACCAGATCGCCTTATAGCGGGTGACGCCGTCAGAGCGCTCGACTTTGACATAACCCACACCGCAGTACGGCGCGGGGGTGTCAGTTAGCTCATACTCGCCATTTTCTCCGGCTTCCATGCCCAGAGCATAAGCTTCGACTTCGTCGCTGATGTTGGTGGTTGCGATGTCCAACTCGTAGCCCGTCACCCCGTTATCGTTATCCACGACACGGTCGTCGCCGTAGAGAGGGTTATCAGACCTGTTGATCGTGACGTTACCACGCACCGCGTGCCCCATGACCTTGCCAGCGTTGTAAACAATCGCCTGATTATCAGTTTCGGTCTTGATGGTAGCAACCACAAGATGCCTCATGCCAATAACTGCCATATCTTGTCATCCTTTCTTATGTGAGATTCCTTTGCCGGTGCCTTTACCTTGCTGATGGATTCCGGAGACCGTAGGCACCTCACCGGTCTCAATGAAACGGCCCCAGATGTCTTCCATGGCCTTGACGGCCGGAGCTTCGCCAGCGGTCTCAGCCTTATCCACGAAATGGGAACCGGCCTTTTTGCTCCAGCCGTAGTGCAGCACGAATGCCTTTGTGGCATTGCGCTGTCCGCAATCGTCCTCGCCATGCGGATAAATGTCGGTGTACTTTTCGTCGCCGCCTTTGATCCCGTCATAGCCGACGTTGTCATGCATGGATCCTGTTTTGATGTGTCCTGCATCCTCGATGGCATGCATCCAGGCGTCGGTCATCTCCTCCGCTCCGGACGTGAGCATGGCCGTCTGGACAGCCTGCCCTTTGTCTGCCATCTGGTTAAAAGTCTGGATGATGTCATCCAGGCCATCGGTTTTCATCCGCGCCATCTAGCATCCCTCACAGTCAAAAATGTGATGGATCCATCCCGTTGTGGGCTCATAATCCACCTGGTGGACGACAGCCACTCGCGGATCCGCGTCGAGAGCATTAAAAAAAGCGGTCGCGATTGGATCGTTTTCCGCTTTGGTAAACCGATCGACCTGGAACATCCAGCCTTCGTCCGAGTGCTCATCGTCGCTCATCAGGTTCAGACGCTGGTACTCAGCCCAGACGCTGTAATCCCGATCCTGGTTGGTGCTCTGGTAGTGCTCGATCGTCGGATCGACAGCCACGAGCAGGTCCCTGATCTCTGTCAATGTCATGGTCTGATCACCTCCAGAGACAGGTCCGTGATCAGCTCCGCGCTCTCCTCATCCCAGCCGTGGAAAGCCCTGGTCACCTCGTAGACCGTCAGCCCGCTGAGATCAGCATCGGCTGCCACGTCGGAGAGGACGACCGTGTCGTGGTTGTTAATGGTCTGGCACTGGAGGATCCTGATCCGCTTGTCCACGTGGATCTCCTCGCGATTCTGCGTCGGATAGACTGGAGCAGTTTCAAAAGACAGCTCGCCGTACCATCCTTTGTGAAGAACGGTATAAGAAAAGCCCGGCATGAATCCGGGCTCATGTGTTGGGTTTTTGTGCAGGACGGTGCAGATGCCTCTATCCAGCTGCATCACGCATCACCCCGCTCACGTAGCCAGCGCTCTCTGCGTTTGAGCCGCAGCCAGTCAGGCATGCCGCCGGGCTTATCACGATTCTGATAGGACCAGACCGTATAGTCCACGAGGAGCATCAGGTCATCGGGAGCATCTGCTGAGAGATGGATCCCGATGCCTTCAAGCTCTTTTTCGGCAGCCGTTACCCTGGCCGTCAAATACTCATCGAGGGACGTGTCGCTGGCCAGACGATTGAGCCGGGATTTGACCAGGCTCAAAGCTGCATTTGTATCCATGATTTACGCCCCTCTCTTTGTGTTAACCGTTGGCAGTGTCCTGGGCAAACTGAACAGCAGCGTCAGACACGACAGCCGCATTGATACCGAAAGCGACGAAGCCCTCAGGGATCACCGGCTTGCCGTCAGCACGGGCAGTGCCCTTGAAAACGGTCTGATCTTCGACGAAACGGTTTTCGGTGGACACAGCCAGTGTGGTGCCTGCGCGTTCTGCGAATGCGTACAGCATGCCCCAGCCTGCGATGATGATGTTCTCTGGAATGAAATCCAGTTCTTCGATTGCACCGCCGATGACCGGCATCTCGTTGTTGATACCAGAAGCGATAGCAGCCGCAGCGTTAAACGCCATGGCTTCAGACACGAGCTTGGTTTTGGTGGCGTGGCTCATTGCCCAGAATATGCCCTGTACGCCATACTTATTCTTCGCAGCGCCGAAACCGGTCACAAGGCTCTGGAAAAGTTTGATGCCGGTGCTGTTGCTGGCGTTGATGGTCAGAATGTTGGATGTGTGCAGGTCAATCCACGGACGACCCTTGTAATCAGCCGGCTGTGCATCCTGAGCCAGACGGGTCACGATACCGAGAGGCATTTTGACGCCGGTGCCGTAGAGGATGGCCTTGTCAATGCCAAGAGCGATGGAGCAGCCCAGAGCGTACAGCACCTGGTCGACCAAGTTGACGTCGTTGTCTTCCAGGAGCGCATTCGCGACCGGAATGAAGCCGGCAATTTTCCAGCCGTCCATCTCCACATCGGTGAAAACGAGGGACAGCTCGTTGATCTTGCCGTACTGCTCGGTCCACACCGCTTCCGGAATGGTGCCCATGACGTTCTGCCGGCTGGTGCCAGAAATCTGCATGCGGTTAACATGCTTCAGAAGTTTGCTGTTTTCTGCAGCGACTTCGCGGAGCAGGGGCAGCATGATCTCAGGGATCAGCAGCTCGCCGCCGGTCACAGCGCGCTTCTGGATGCCCATCTCACGGACGCGGGCAGCAAAAGCTTTGACTTCTTCACGGGCGAAAAGGTTCTCGATAGCGGTGTCATTCAGCCGCTTAAAGGTACGAGTCATCATATGCATTTCAGTCCTTTCTTTTTTGGTCGGTACCGGGTCCGCGCTGCGGTCCTCGGCGGGTGTTGGGTCGGGTGTACCAATCTCAGACAGCTGACGCTCCAGGTCAGCGATCTGGCCCTCGAGCTCATTGATCTGGTTGGTGATGGCGTTTTCTTCCTCTCGGACGGCGTCAGCCTGTCCTTCGAATTCGGCAGCCATCTGATCAAATTCGTCCTGGGTTTCTTCGGTCACTTCTTCAAGTGCCTTTTCGAGTTCTTCCTCGCGGAGCTGGATGGCTTTCCGCTTTTCGGCGATCTCGCCGTCGCGCTTGTTGATCAGCTCAGTCATCTGTCCGCGTGCCTGCTCGATTTTGCGAGCAATAAGCATTTGTTTCAGCATTTCGCTCTCATCCTTTCCTTGGTTTTTTCCTTCCAGACTTCGAACCGGCGCTTTTTGACGTCGGCATACTGAGCCTGGCGTGCGCTGACCTCGGTGCCCTGGTAGGCCGGGAATGTACACACGCTGACCTCGTAGAGCTTCACAGCTTTGATGGTCCAGTGTACGCTGCCGTCCTCGCGCCATTCGGTCTCCTCGTCCAGGATATCGAAACCGAAAGAGCACTGGCTTACATCGCCGCGCTGCACTCTGGCCCAGGCGTTGACTGCATCCTGGTCATCCGGATTGATCAGGATATCGCCACGCAGGCCGTGATTGTCGACTTCCAGCTTCAGTGTCCCGGCGGTTGTCCGTCCGAGCACGAGCGTGGTGTCGTGGTTGATCAGCGCTCTGATGTCGCCGGTCAACGCATCATCAAATGCGTGAGGATCGACCGACTCGGTCGCGCCTGGAAAGAGCTCATACTCATCGTCGAAAACCGAGAAGTATCCGACGATGTGCTTCTCATTGTTTTCCTCACGGGTGGAGAATTCTGCGCATCTGGTACGCAGCTGCTTATCCAATCGTTCACTCATCTGTCTCACCCCCTCCCTCTAGTTTCTTCTGGTCGCCCAGCCTGTCGGCCGGGATATAGTTTTCAAGCGCCAGCAGTTCGTCCATCTCAGGATCCGGAGACATGCCCAGCCAGTCGCGCCATTCATTGCGACGCATGGCCATTCTGTCGATCATCTCTTTACCTGCATTAATCAGGTCGTTGATGGAATAGTTGTAGAGACTTCTGGCGTTGAATTTCCAATACATCTGGTCACTGATGAGCAGCTTATTGGTCAGCTCCTGCTCGAGGATCCTGACCTTGGCCATGACGCGAGTGCTGAGGAAGTACTGGTATTCGTCCTGCTTAAACTCGCCGACGCCCACCATAAAAGCGGGCACGCCGAAGATGGCCGCCACGCTTCGCTTGTCCAGCTCCAGGTTGTCTTTGATAGCCAGGTCGTTCAGTGTCAGGGGTTTAACCTGTTCCACGCTGAAAGCCTCGGCAGGAATGAACCATGGCTTTCCGGATTCGCTGCTGTCCGTGTACTGTTCGCTCAACTTCTTGCGCCCTTCCACGCTGGCGAATTCCTCGGTCAGGCCGTCAACTTTCACGATGACAGAAGGTGCCGGCGATTTGAGCAAGGCCTGCTTTGTGCTGTTCGCCTGTCTGATGCTCTTGACCATATCGGAGAGGCTGACGTTGTAGCCAGTACCGCGCCAAGGCTGATTTTCATCAGGCGTCAGGACGAAATGCAGGACCTCGTCAGGCTGGTAGATTATGCCTTTGTACCTGATCACATAAGATCCGTGCTGGTCATCCATGAAGCTGCACTGGCTCGCAGGCAGCGGGATCAATTCGTCCAGCAGGCTGCTTTTAAAAACAGGCAGCACAACGGCATTTCCATGCAGGAGCAAGTCGCGGACGATGTACTGAATGAAAGGCGTCCGGGTCATAGTGTGATTCGGATCGATGTCAAGTTTGGCAGACAATGCGTTTTTGATACGCATGTCGCCGCCTTCTGCGTTGGCCATCAGGTGGATCGTCATCGATCCGATCAGATCCGCGTAAACGTTGACGCACATCTGGACCTCTGGGCAGCTGGTCGCCGGTTTGTATCCGTCCTCGAGTGCGATCTGCCAGAGCTGCTCGCTGGTCATCGCAATCGTCGTGGTGGGAGCATCTCTGGTCATCGGGCGCCTTTTCTTTTTCGTAGCCATATAATCACCCCTCATTTGCCCAGCCATGCGGCCGCGTTCCCGCTCCGCTCCTGGGCCTCTAGCATGCGGACAGTCGCGAAGACATCCGCGTCGAAAACATCGATTCTTCGGTTATCCTGGATTTTTTCGTACTGGATTGCGTCGTCGGTTTTCTCGACTGCCGCCACGTTTTGCACGCAGTACTCATACGGTTCGGCACCCAGGTAGTACAGCCGACGGTTGAGCATCTGCGCCTCCAGATGTCTGAAGCCCTCTGACTTTTTGTAAAACAGCTGCGGCTGGTCGATCACCTTGAAACCGGCTTTCTTCATGCCGCTGAAATACTCGCGGCAGAACTTCCTGTCATGGCCTACCTGGTCAATTTTGAACCCACGAGTCCGCATGTCGGTGAACCACCTGACCACGCTCAGATGGTCATTCGTGGGCGTGTTGCACATCGTCAGCCATCCATCATCACGCCAGCCGAACAATGGAATACTGTCTTTGTCGGCTTTCTCCGCAGCGGCCACGACTGGAAACCAGGCGTGAGGGATCACGATATCGATGCCTTTGTACTGGCCATGCAGGTCAGCCGCCGTCAGGTCGTGCAGCTTGGATAAGTCAGCGCCGCCGTACCATTTCATCGGGAGCTTGGCCAGGAAGTCGATCTTCTGATCCAGCGACCAGTCCGGATCGATCCCAAGCTCCTGCTCAGCTGTCGCATTGCTCAGGCGGAACTTGTTGATGTCGAAGTAGGCTTTGAGACTGCTGACGAACACATTGAGCTTCTTCGCAAAAAAGTCCTTACGCTGCTGCGGATCGTCCTTCGCCTGCATCGAGTCGTTGAGGATGTCAGCGGGCCGGATCGTAATCCCGTAATTGGGATTTGCCATCTCATGGACCTTGGGATTGGTGTAGTCAATCTCGCCTGTTTCCGGATCCGGATCAGCCATGCAGAGAAAGATGAAATACTGGTCATCCTGGACGGTCCCATTGAGTACCTTTTTGCAGTACTCGATCCGCTGGGCCAGGAACCCGTTGCCATCGTCGCCGGCTGTGCTGATGCCGATCACCAGCTTGTTGGTATAGGCTGCGGTCGCTTCTTTCAAAATGTTGTACTGTTTGGGTGTCTTGTACGCGTGGATCTCGTCGGCGATGACCACATTGCAGTTAAATGAATCCTGACCGTCTGGATTGCTGGCCAATGCATTCAGACTGATTGAGCCGCCTGCGATGTTAGGATTCTTGACGCTGTGCTCGAATGAGTTGTTTTGGATCTTCCAGCCGTCTTTTTTGGCTGCCTTGTCATTCGGATACAGATGGTGCGCTATGTTGTATTCCCATGTTTGGAAAGTCTCGAGTGCCTGCTTGAGTGCAGCGCCCACGACATACACGACCGACGCGCTTTTGCATTCCAGGAGAGCCAGGGCAAAAGCCAGATCTGCGACGAATGCGGTTTTCCCGTTTTTGCGTGGTATAAAAATAAGCGCCTCTTTGACGACGCGCTCATTGGTACCGTGATGCCAAAAAATCAGGATCCCGTAACAGATGAACTTTTCCCAGGGCTCGAGCCGCATTGGTTTGCCCCGCAGCGGAGTGCCATCGAGTGCCTCACCCTGGCGATGTACCATGGTTGACTCGATGATGCCGATAACGAAATCCGCGTCATGCGTTCGCACGTCAAAGCGCGGATCATCCAGCATCCGCCGGAATCTCTCACACGCCAGGATCCGGTCCTTGTTCGCCAGGATCTGACCGGAGATCACACCATCGACATAACGCTCGACGTCTTTCGCGTACTTACCAATCATTCGACGCCCAGCTTTCGCATGGCATCAGCCAGGATACCAGATTCCGGCAGCTCAGCCTGTGCGTCCAATCGTTTGATGGAGAGCGGTGTCAATCCCAGCTCGCGCTGATACGCCAGGATGTCTTTTCGGAGGCTTTCCAGTGTCGTCACGATGCCGGATTTTTTCGAGCTCCCGTTGTCCGTGACTTCGATCGGATTCATTCCATTGATGACCCATAGCTGCATGATCGTGTCGTACTGATCCATCAGACCAGCGCAGATCTCAACAGAAACCATGTATTCCGGTTTCCAGACTCCGAGCTTGGTCATGTACCGCTTGAGTCGTTTTTCGTTGTCCGTCAACTTCCTGGCCACTGCCGCTCACCTCCTTTAATTGAAACTTTTGGGCCCCGCCGTGCATATAAAAGGC